TTTATGGATTATATTATATTAAACAAGAGGAAGAAAAGAGAAAGAAAAGAAAAAGTAGAGATATTAGTAAATTAATGTTTTTTTCTTAAAAATTTTGGGCGGGAATTATTAAATAAATTTAAGGTAAAATGTAATATAGATAGGAAGGAAAAGTATATTATGAGGTCTAGTAGAGGAGAAATAAAAATTGAAGAAGTTTTAACTGCTGCGGGACTATCTTTTCAAGAAGAATATAGTTTTCCAGATCTAGTCGCAGAAAGCGGAAGGCCACTTCGTTTTGATTTCGCTGTTTTTACAGATGATGGAGATATAGATTTTTTAATTGAATATCAAGGTATTCAGCATTATGAAGCTAAATCAAAATTTGGTGGAGCTAGAGGCTTATATCAACAGAAACATAATGATGCGAAAAAACGAAATTATTGTTTAACTCATGGTTATACATTAATTGCTATTCCTTATTGGGAAGAACAATTTATTGATTATGATTATATTATGAAAGCGGCTTATGGTTGGGAATAACGCGATAAAAACAAAACTTTTAGTGGAAAGTACTTGACTTTTCACTAAATTTTTGTTATAATAAAGTGGAAGATTGAAAAGGAGGTATCTCTTTGCGAAATAGAATAGAAGATATAAAAGCAAAAGGATTTAGTATGATAAATCCTATAGATACTAACCAATCTCAACCTTCAGGTTATACAGGTCTTCCAATAACAGATTTTTCAAAAATTAAAGTTGGAGCCAAAATTTTAGATGATGCTATTTTAAGATTAGGTGATTATAAAAAAGTTAATCCTCGATTAGCAGATAAACCCACTATCCTAAAAGCTATTTCTACGGGAGATATCCCCTTAATGCGAGAGATTTCAGATTTCTTTTATAAGACAAGCGGAATTTACTCTCGCATTTTAAGATATATGGCTTTTATGTATAGATATGATTGGATGGTTACTCCATATGTAAATAGTGAAAATGTAGATAATAAAAAATTATTAGCAGGATTTTCAAAAAGTCTAAAGATTTTAGATACTTATGGAGTAAAAAAGAATTTTGGTGAGATAGCTTTAAAAATTCTTCGTTATGGAGTTTATTATGGGTATAAAATACCTTATAATAATAGTATAGTTCTTCAAGAATTACCGCCTAATTATTGTAGAACTAGATATAATTGTGGAAACAAACCTGCGGTTGAATTTAATATGAAGTATTTTGATGAACAGTTTAAAAATACTGTTCAAAGAATAAAAATATTAGATCTTTTCCCAGATGAATTCAAAAAAGGATATATTCTTTATAAAAAGGGTAAATTACCTCCTGAATTTCAAGGGGATACAAATGGTTGGTACTTATTAGATCCAAAAATGACAGTGAGATTTACTGTTAATGGAGAAGAATATCCAGCTTTCATTTCAGTTATACCGCTTATAATTGATTTAGATGAAGCTCAAGACCTAGATAAAAAGAAAACTTTACAGAAACTCTTAAAGATTGTTATTCAGAAAATGCCATTAGATAAAAATGGGGAGTTAATATTTGATGTAGATGAAGCACAACAACTTCATAATAATGCAGTACAAATGTTAAGTAGAGCAATCGGAGTTGATGTACTTACTACATTTGCAGATGTTGATGTAAAAGATATGACTGATTCTCAGGCATCTTCTCAAACAGATGATTTGCAAAGAGTTGAGAGACAGGTTTACAATGAAGCGGGAGTCTCTCAAATGCAATTTAATACCGATGGTAATATTGCATTGGAAAAATCTATTTTAAATGATGAAGCAACTATGTATAATATGTTACTTCAGTTTGAAGAGTTTTTAAATGAATTATTAATTCCTTGTAATACAAATAAAAAGATAGAGTATAGAGTTCAACTTTTAACAACTACAATTTATAATTATAAAGAATTATCTAAACTTTATAAAGAACAAATGCAGATTGGCTTCTCTAAAATGCTACCACAAATTGCATTAGGACAAAGTCAAAGCAGTATTCTTGCTAATGCTTATTTTGAAAATGATGTTCTTGATTTGGTTAATGTATTTATTCCGCCTCTTATGAGTTCCACTATGAATGAAAATATTCTTAATAGAGTACGCGGGAATGGGGGATCTTCTAATCCAGAGTCAGACGGCGCAGGACGAAAAGAACTTCCCGATGATCAAAAATCAGAAAAGACTTTACAAAATAAAGAAAGTCAATCTTAATAGTAAGGAGAGAAAAAATGTCAAATAGATTAAGTGTTGCAACAATCTCTTCTCCAGAATTTATTAATATTGAAGGAATAAGTCCTTTTGCATCAAGATGTGAAATTAAAGTGCTTTATTTAGGTGGCAACCGCAATGGTAGTTATATTACTAAAGAAGTTGCCACACAGATGGCACAGACTCTCCCAGGTTGTCCTATTGTTGGTTATTATAGTGAAAACCAAGAAGATTTTAGAGACCATGGGGATCAGATGATCATTGATGGAGATGGAGTTAAATTTAAATGTTTAACAAAGCCTTATGGTTTTGTTGCTCCAGATGCAAAAGTTTGGTTCCAAGATTTTGATGATACAGATGAGTTTGGAAATACGGTTACTCGTACTTACTTAATGTCTGAAGGATATCTTTGGACACATCAGTATGAAGAAGCTCAAAAGGTTATCAATGAAGGTCGTCCTCAATCAATGGAATTAGATGAAAAAACTTTAAAAGGTCATTGGTCAACAGACAATAATAGAGGTATGGATTTTTTCATTATTAATGACGCTATTTTTTCTAAACTTTGTATTTTAGGAGAAGATGTAGAACCTTGCTTTGAAGGTGCTTCTGTAGAAGCTCCCAAGGTAAGCGCAAGTTTTAGCAAAGGTGATAAATTTACTTCTACATTATTTACAATGATGGAAGAATTAAAGAGTTTAACATCAATAAATAAAGGAGGAACCTCAATGGAACAGAATAAAGAGTTTGTTGTTCTTGAATCTGATTCTACTGAAGCAGAAGTTACCCCCGCAGAACCTATAGTAGATAATATCGAGGTAGAAGCAGAGGCAGCTCCCGCAGAGGAAAGCTCTGATACTGTTGTTGAAGAAGAAGAAAAAAATATTGAAATTTCTTTAGAAGAACAGGACAAAGCTGATTTAGAAGATAATGATAAAAGTGAAGATACTATAGAAGATCTTCCTAAAGATGAAGAAGAGCCTGAAGATAAAAAGAAAAAGAAAATTTCTAAGAATGAATTAGAAGAAAAATATGCTCTTATGGAACAACAGGTAAAAGAACTTCAAGAAAAGTATGAAGCCCTTGAAGCTGAAAATGCTTCTCTCAAGGCTGAAAATAATAATCTTACTTCTTTTAAGTTAGAAGTTGAAAATAAAGAGAAAGACGCTCTTATCAATAGTTTTTATATGCTTTCTGATGAAGATAAAAAAGAAGTTATCGCAAAGAAATCTGAATATACTTTAGATGATATTGAGAAAGAACTTTCTGTTATCTGTGTTAGAAAGAAAGTAAATTTCAATCTTAATGAAGAAGAAGATGCAAAAAATGAAAAAGTAATTCCAACTACTTTCAATATTCATGAAGCAGAAGATAATAGCCTTCCTGCTTGGTTGAAAGCGGTTGAAGCCGTTAAAAACGCTGAATAATAACAAGGAGGAAAAATAAATGGCTGATTTTACAAGAGTTAAATATGGTCAGGTAGAGCCTAATCAGCTTTCTGCTCAGAAAACAGGTCAGATTTATGCTAGCCTTCCTCTTGATTCTACTGTTACTACTCTTCAGAATGGTGAATTCATGTACTATGATGAAGCCGCTGGTAAAGTATCTGCAGATGATTCAACTGGTGTAGCAGAACCTATGCTTGTATTTAACGAAATTAAACTTTATGAGCCTTTCTGGAGAACTTCTTATAAGGATTTCGCAATGATTAGAGTTGGTGACAATTATGTTACTACTGATCTTGCTACTGCTGGTTATGGTGACGGTGCTTTAAACCAGGGTGTAGCTGCTAATCCCGCACATCCAGATTATGGTTATAGAATGGACGGAATTGCTCCTCGTCTTTTCAAGACAAATGTTGGTGATATTTATACAACTAACATGGTTAAGATTGGTACTGGTATTGAGTATTCCGTAGGTGATAAGTTAGTTCCTGTTAAGGATACTAATTCTAAAACACTTGTTCTTGAAACAGATAACACTGCAACAACTGGAATGATTTGGGTTGTAGTAAAGGTATATACAATGCCTGATGGACAGCCTGGACTTAAGCTCCAGAGAGTACATTAAGATTAGGAGGAAAAAGAAATGGCTTTAGAATTTAAAGATATGCTTACTTTAGCTAAGACTGTCGCAAAAGCTAATCCTTCTGCTCCTATTGCTTATAGCTTTGGAGATAAGAATTTTAGCTATAACGAAATGCAGGAAGCTCTTAGAAATGAATTCAAAGAACTTGCTGGCACATATGCTCTTTATAGAGAGAATAAAAATACTATTTTTGCTTTAATTGAGCAGACTATTGATGATGTTCTTCCTCAGAAGGTAATGCAGAATTATTCTTCATTTGCTGAGATTAAGACATTCGCTCAGGGTGACAAGCCCATCTTTACACAGAAGATTACTACTGCTTCAAGAAATCGTGCTAAAAACTTTATTGGTAAGGTTGGTCTTGCTGGTCTTTATGAAGTATTTAAGCTTGATGGAGCAAGTTATGAAGTAACAACTAATGCTATTGGTGGTGCTGCTCAGATCGGATTCGAGGAATTCCTTGATGGTAGAGTAGATTTCGCAGATGTTCTTGATGTTGTTATGGAAGGTCTTGACGAATGCATTTATATTGAGATTGAGAAACAGCTCAACGGTGCTATTGCTAACATTAACCCTAACAACTATGACACTGCAGCTGGTTTTAATGAAGATAAGTTTGATACTTTGCTTAGCAAAGCTGATTCTTATGCTCATGCAACTATTTACTGCACACTTGAGTTCGCAGCTCAGATGATTCCTCAGTCTGGTGACTGGATTTCTAACGAGATGAAGAATAACAGATGGCAGAATGGTTACCTTGCTAATTACAAAGGTCACCAGGTAATTGTACTTGCTCAGTCTTGGGAAGCTAATCAGACAGGACCTAATGGAACTAAGGTTATTGATCCTAGTTACGCATACATTATTCCTACTGGTGCTGAAAAGCCCGTTAAGATTGCTTTTGAAGGACAGACAATTGTTGACGAGTACACAAACTATGATAGATCAAGAGAGGTTCAGGTTTACAAGAAAGTCGGCGTTCGCGCAGTCTTCTCTCAGGCTATTTGTGTATTTAAGAATAGTAACTTACATAGATAATTACTATAACATAAAAGAGATAAAGGGGAAGATTTTTTCTTCCCCGCTATTTCTTTATTTCTAGGAGATAAAAGGAGAAAAAAATATGCTTAAAGATACTGATTTAGTAACTGTTAGAAATAGAAATAGGGGCGGTACTTCTTATCCTATAGATGGTAATTGGATTAATTTTGAGTATAATGAAGTTAAGAAAGTTCCTTTTTCACATTTAAAATCTTTAACTTATAGCAATGGCGGAAGGTATCTTTTAGACCATTGTTTAGTTGTTGAAGACCAAGAAGCTTTAGACCAATTGAATATGAAGGTTGAGCCAGAATATTATTATACAGACGAAGAAATTAGAAAAGTGCTTTTTGATGGTAGTTATGATGAATTTGCAGATTTTCTTGATTTTGCCCCTGATGGAGCAATTGAAATCGCTAAAAATATTGCAGTTACTGAAGAACTTCCTGATAATAAAAAGAGAGATATGCTTGGTCAGAAAACTGGTTTAAATATTTCAAATGCAATTATGGTTAATAAAGTAATGAATGAAGAAAATAACGAAGCGGAAGAGGCTGCTCCCAAGCAGCGTAGAGTTAAGATTGAAGAAGTAAAGGATTCAACCCCTACTCGTAGAACAGCGGCCCCCGCAGATAAAAATAAAATTATTATAAAGAAGTAATTTCTTTTAGAAGGAGGTTTATATGGCAGATTTAAATGCTGGTACCTCTTTCATAACCATATATGATAGCTTTTGGGCTAGAGTAACTGATGATATGTTTCTTGAATTAACAGAACTTGATACTCTTGAAATAATTCAAGATATTTTACTTAATGCCCTTCCTAGATTTGAATTTCCTAGATTTGATATTTTTGATTATGAATTAGGAACATGGCAAGATTTAGGAACTTATAAAGGAAAAGAGAGTAATGATAAAGAAGTGCCGGTCACCGGATGGGTGGGCGGCGCTTTTAATTGCATCTTAACTGATGAAGAAATTAATATTATAGCATTAAATATGGTTATAGAGTGGTTAAGTCAACAGTTAGATACAACTGAAAACACAAAAGAGAAATATAGCGGAAGTGATTTTAAATTTACTTCACAAGCTAACCACATGGCTAAATTAAAAGTTCTTATTGATGCTCAAAAACAAGATTCTGTTCATTTACAAAGAATTTATAAAAGAAGACGTTTTACTTCCAAAGGTGCTCAATCTACTATGGGAGATATTGTTTCTAAAACTACTTATGGAGTAACTGGGAACAATATTAATCGTATTAGCTTTTGGCAAGGCAGGAATAGATTATGATTTTTAAGTATGATGTAGAATTTGATAAAGAAGCTGTTAAATGTAATATTGAAAGGCTTACTAATCAAATTTTTAAATTATTACCTAGCCGAGAGGAAGGAGAAGATTGGGCAACTCCTTTACAGAATCTTATTTTAGAAATTACAGGAATGAAAGCTTTATGGATAGATCAGCCAAAGCTTTTTTCTTTATTATGTCGTTTAGAAGCACTTTTATCTTTAACAGAAGAAGATGATTTTTTAGCTTTTAGGAAACTTATATTTGAATGCTTAAGAACTTTAAATGAAATAAAAGCTTGTTTAGATAAATAAGCTGAAGGGAGGTATATTTTGTCAGGATTTGATAAGATGAAACAAAGAGCCAATTATGATGGATATGACCTCCATGATAAACAAATAGTATCTGGAAAATATAAATCTTTTAAAGCTGCATTGAGAAATAGTTATCAAGCAGAATGGATTACATTAAATCATGGAAAAGAAGATGAAACTCATTGGAGATGTTTAATTAATCCAAGTAGATTAACAGAAAATTTTGATAAAAAAGTTATTTCAATAGATTTTGAATCAGGAATTGATGAAGGAACTGTTTTTTATTGGGATAGAACAGAGAAACATTGGATTGTTAATTTACAACAGCATACTGAGGAGGCTTATTTTAGAGGAACAATTTCTAGATGCGATTATGAAATCGATGTAGATGGAACTCCATATTGGATTAGTTTAACTGGTCCAAGTGAAACAGACACTGTTTGGAATACAAAACATGGAATAGCATGGAATGATTTAAATTATAAAATGAAAGCCATTATTACTAAAAATAGTCAAACTATTGATTATTTTAGTAGACATAATGTTATAAAAATAAAACTAACTTATCCAGATATAAATACTAACGAAACAATAGAAGAGTATCATAGATGGAAAGTTGTTGCTACAGACAAATATTCTTCTAATAATGTAATGGAGGTTTATTTGAAAGAATGGTACGATAATGAGATGGAAGATAATATGCGGGAAGAGGAAGAGCCTCAGCCAAATTTGATGCAACCTCATATCGAGGGCCCCGCCCGCTGTTATGTATTTGATACGAATTTATCTTATTCTATTGTTGGAATTTCTGGTGGTGAATTTGTAGTTAACTCTAGTAAAGTAAAAATTATAAAAATGGATGAATGCTCATGTGAATTAAATATATTAGCTTCAAAAGCAACAAAGTTTATTTTATCTTATGTAGTTAATGGAGAAGACAAAGCCAATATAGAGATTCAAGTTCAATCATTTTAATTTTAGGGAGACAAAAGGAGAAAAGTAATGAGAGGTTCAAGAATGAATGGTTATATAGGAAAGTTTGAATCTTCTTTCCTCTCTTGTGAAAAAGATACTGAGGCTATTATTAAAAAGTTATTTGTTGATAGTAGACCTTATAGTGATATGTTAAAAAGATTGCTCTTAATAAATACCCCAGATTGTTTATATGATATGACTAATCAAGCATATCTTGATAAAATTAAAAATACTTCTATACAAGATTTACATGATAAAGGTTATTTACGTTTTGGTCCTAAACTAACTTTAGGAGAAAATGAAGAAGTTAAAAGCTATATTCGTATTTCTTTTGACCATTTTATTCCAAGTGGAAATGAGCATTTTAGAGATTGTGTAGTAGAAATTGATATTTTGTGTCATCCAGAGTGTTGGGATATTGGAGATTTTAGACAACGTCCTATTAAAATAATGGGTTACATCGATGGAATACTTAATAATTGTAAGTTATCAGGTATTGGAGAACTAAAGTTTGCGGGAGCTAATGAACTTCTTTTAGATGAAAATTTAGCTGGCTATTGTTTAATGTATACTGCAACTCATGGAAATGATGATGTAATAAAGGATGAAAATTGATAAATTGCTCTTGCAAACAGGGGGAGATATTCCATTTCCGCCCGCAGGAGTGACCATTCATACCCCTTGTTTAAAAGAGATTAGTTTTATAGGAGAAAAAAATTTTCATATCGGTTGTCATTTTTTAAATTTTGATAAAAACAATTTATCTGATGAGGACAAAATTAATTTAGCAGATAAGAGCGATTTTGAAATATTTATGTCAGTAATGAGTAGTCGTGAAAATTTAGATTACAAAACTGATGCTATTATGGTCTTAGCTTTATTGTTTCCACAATATAAGATTAAGATAGATAAAGATAAGATACTTCTTCAATTAAATGATTCTTTATCTAGTATTAATGAACAAAATTATGATGCTTTTAAAGAAATATTAGTTCAAATGTTTTGTTTACAATTGGCGGAAGGTGAAGAAGAATATGATCCCGCAGATGCGCTTGCTAATCGAATAGCAGAAAAAATTAAAAAGGGAAAAATGAAACGTAATAAAAAAGAATTAAAAGATGATAATTTATTTATTTATGATAAATTTATATCAATTCTTTCAGTAGGTTTGAGAAAAAGTAAAGAAACTTTATCTCAATATACTGTTTATCAAATTAGAGACGAATTCCAAAGATTTATTAAGAAAGAAAACTATGATCTTTATGTCAAGGAAAAATTAGCAGGAGCACAAGATTTAGAAGAAGTTAAAAATTGGATGGATGATGATTCATCCTTAAAAGGAAATCAATAAATTCCAGTATTTTCTAGAAAATATTTGAAGGAGGAAATTATTATGAAGTTTGGTGTTCGCGAAATAGTGGACGTTGTTTTCAAAGCAGCTGATACTATGAAGGTTGGTTCTAAAACTTTCAAGAAATATCAGCCAGTTTTTATGATTGATACAGCTACAACTTCATCTCTTGAGCAAGCTACCACTACTGTTTATGCACAGGGTGGTAAGGGTTATGCTAGATTAATTGCCTGGGAAGGTGAAAAGACAATGACTTTCACTGTTACAGATGCTCTTATGTCTCCCATGGGATTAAAGGTATTAACAGGTGCTGGTCTTATTAATCCTAGTGAAAAGAAACCTGTTCATGTTCACTGCACAATTAACAAGAGTTTATTAAATGGCGTAGCTACAGTAGATCTTGAAGACCTTATTGAAGAAACAGGTCTTGATACCGCAACTAGCTTCCAGATTTGCACTTTAACTGATGTTCAGCCTTATGCTACAAAACTTGATGGTTCTGGTGCAGGCATTGACTGGTATAGTGATGTTGTTATTTCTGGTGCTGCTGGTGCAGAGTTTGTAGAGGTTAATGAAAATACCCCTGCTACTTTTACAGTTAAAGACGATAATGGAAATGCTGCTACAGGTTCTGTTCAGCTCGACTTTTATCTCATTATGAACAATGCTAATGCTGTAACAGAAATTCAAATTGAGCCTTCTAGCTTTGGTGGCTACTTCTACGTTGAAGCTCAGACATTATTTAGACGTGAAGATTCTGGTAAGGATATGGCAGCTGAGATTATCATTCCTAGAGCAAAAGTGCAGTCTGCATTTACATTTACAATGGCAGCAAGTGGAGATCCTTCTACTTTTGATTTTGTAATGGATGCTATGCCTGGTTATACAAGATTTGATCATACTAAGAAACAGATGTGTGTAATTCAGGTTCTTGGTACTGATAATGTTGGTAGTGAAGAGGAAGCTCATGTACATGAAGAGTTCCCTAATCCTGAATCTCCTGTTCTTGCAGATGATGATCTTCCTAATCATCCTTATTTCCACACTGCTGTAGCTGGTGTTTCTGCTACTGCTACTGGACTTACTGATGATATGAAGGCTAACCAAGCTAAGCTTTCTGTAGCTAATAAACTTGGTGCTGAAGGTGAGGTTATAACTCTTGCTATTGCAGGTGGTACTGATTCTCTTGCTCTTGTAGAGCCTAAGACTGGTTGGGGCGCTGCTAAGTATGTAGCAGTTGACTACAATACAGGTGAAGACACAATTGAAGGTATCTCTTACATCAATAGAGGTACAACCACTGTTCTTGGAGCAGATGATATTGCAGATGCTGAAGCACTTGGTCTTGCAGCTGGACACATGGTTGTTTGGGTTAAGGCTGATGTTGCTAAGGAAACTCCTGCTACATTCACTCTTGAGAAAGATGGCAAATCTCTTGACGTTGTTATCAACGCAAAAGATAACTAATTTAAATAAAATGCGG